TTCATGAATGGGCAGAAGAGGACATTCAAAAGGGCTGGAAAATGTTCCAGAATTTACTTAACTACTGGCAGTTAAAAAACAATCACGAGTGAGGACAACATGTTAGAAATTCAACGCGGTATTTTATCAAAAGCAATCAAGTTGCTTAACTCTATTGGAGTTGAGTATGCCATCATTGCCGGTGAAGAAAAACACGGTACGCTGGAAACCATCAAGAAAAAAAAGAAGAACAGGAAGAGTAAAGAATTTTCTTCCAAATACGGTAGGGGAGCATTACGCGAGTACGTTAAGCCGTACATTCAAGAGCTTAAAGTTGGAGAAGTCGCCTGCATACCCGTTGGCAATTTTGATCTAACCGCGGTGGCTACTTCAGCAGCGTCTTATGCTCATGGAGTGTTTGGTAAGGGCGGCCATACCGGCAGAACTGATTATAAAAATCAAGTGTTTGAAATCATGCGCCTGGAGGTATAGATGAAAGCATTCCCAAACAACAGAAGCGAAGGCATGGACTTGCGTGATTACTTTGCGGCTAAGGCTATGCAATATATGGGCTTGCCAACTAAAGTATATGGCGGTCACATAGGCGACAATTCATGGAAATTAGACGATATGCAAGTATTCCCATACGAACAAATGGCAAAGATTGCATACGCATGGGCTGACGCAATGATGAAAGCGAGGGAAGAAAATGGACAAGGAAATTAGTGGCATTTCATTCGGCGGCGTTATTTATTCTTTAGTCAGATCAAATGAAGAATATAAAGTTAAAGCCGGTGAAACTTTTACTAAAGAAATGGTCAACCCGTTAAAGACTATGGACGGAACTGTTGGCGACATGCACCGTAAGCATTTGCATGAAAAGCTCGATGAATGGATTGACAACGCATTAACGAAAGCAGGAGAAAAAAATGAGTAAAGAACTACGAGAAGAAGCACAAAAGTATGTCAACGAAGAGCTAATCAAGAGAGTTTATTTTTCTTGTGGGCACCAACTAAAAGACGGTATCTACCCTGAAGAAATAGAGTTGATTGAATACTCTGAGAAGTTGATCCTGGCTGCCGGCGCTTTAATAGCTAAGACAGAACGAGAAGAAATTCTCAAGATTGTTGAAGCGTTAAACCCTGAGATTGCTCGTGTAATACGTGACCGCAGAGGCTGAAAAAAACCCCCCAGCGCCAACTGGGGGGGCAATCCACTGAGGGTGTCAAGCTACACCCGAGGAGGTCAGTGGCACCGTTATTCTCCTGCCGACAATGCTCCAGCTGTTCTGCTCAAAGCCCCCATAACAGGCTTAGCGGCCTTTCTAACCACCAACGGACGCTCGGTAGCCAGCTGAGACACTGCTTTCATTGTATACGGGTTGTAAATAGCACCAGCAACCAGCGGAGCAGCAACAAGACTGCCACCCTGAGTAGCCAAAGCACCGCCGGCCTCCGCGCCCTGTGCAAGCCTGCCAAGAACACCTGAGGTCAGTAACCTATCTGCAGTACCGCTATTAGGCATAGAGGGTCCTAGAACACGCATAGCGGCCTGTGATTCTGGCTGCAACAGACCCTGGCCAGCTGCTGTAGCCTTTCTGCCTGCGGAGGTTGCCGTGGTCGATCTAAACTGCTGTGGGCTAAACACACCTTCGTTAGCACCGCGCATAGCAGCTGCGTTCTGTACTGGTTGAAATTCCCGGAAAGCTTTATGTGTGTCCTGCAACTTGTTGGCAATCTTTTTGTTTTGCTGTTCAAGCTCAAAACGCAACTTCTCCTGGACCTGCCTGTAAGCCTCGCCTAAGCCATCTTTACCGGCCTGGTAAGCCTCATGAGATTGGTTGCCTAAGTGCTTTTCCATCGCTCTAAATTGATGGCCAGACAGCACAGGATGGGCTTCAATGTACTTGATGACGTTTTCTTCGATGTCCCTTTCAAATGATTTCATTTGAGTAGGAACTAAATTTAAGCCAGCAGTGAAATGCGAATTCCACAGACGCTCAACAGTCGAGGAACCTACTTTAGGATCAAACACGTCCCTAAAACTAGCCTTCGCTGCAACATCGTCATAAGAATCTTCGAGTCTTTTTTGGATGTAGCTAATCATCTCCTGCCCACCAGTAATACTCTTGGGAAGTGATTGGCCAATATTACCTAAAACTCTGTTACCTAAAGCCTTATTGAACTGTGCATACGTATCGTTAATAGCCTTGTTAGTTACCGCACCGGTCACAGGCATACTGGTTGATGCCTTCTCAGCGCCAGAAATAATTCTGCCAAGAACAGGAACGTCATGCAGCAACTGACCTGGGGTGAAGTAATCCATACCCATGTCTTTTAATCGCTGAAGCTCTGGTGATACTTTAGGTGCCATCAGCATCTGCGTAGCTTTAGACGTTGGTCCACCAAGTAAACCACCTAAACCAATTTGCTGAGCTTTATCGAGCAAGAAGTCTACATAGCCTTTGTCCTTGGTGTCTGTTGGAGTTAACGCAGCCTGTGTAGAGCCCTGCGCCACACCGGAAACAGTCGGCGACGTCATAAACTTAGGCAAATACTTTGCGCCCTGTTTTAAACCCTGCTCAACTAACTGTGCCGCTTTCGTAGTAACAGGACCAGCCAATTCACCGGCAAGCTCTCCAGTGCCAGTCACGCTTGTACGCGTAGGTGTACCAGCACGAGTTCTGCCTTCAACAGAAGTCTGCTCGGCACCAAACTTTGATAAGTCTTGAAGCAACTCTGCAGGCTTGTTAATCCCAAAATATTGAGCAATAGCCGCAGGCGCTTTAGCAGCGCCAACATAAGGCGAAAATAACGTAGCGCCAACACTAGAGAAGTCAGGCGAGTACACACCACCCATAGGGTCAACATACGTACCTTCACCGCCGGTAGTCGAGTCCACAATTTTCTGTGGCATTTGCCTTGTAGGGGCTGGAGTTTTGTTAGGCGCGGCTGCCGCAGGTTGCGGAGCGGCCGCGACAGGCGCGGGAGCTGGCTCAGTTTTCGCAACAGGCTTAGCTTCAGACAGGTGTGAAATTATCTCAGCGTCTGAATAGCCTTCTTTACGAGCGCCGGCAACGTCAAACTTTTTTTGAGAAGCCAGATAGTCAGCAATCTCAGAATCTGAGTAACCTTCTTTACGAGCCCCTTCAATATCAAATCCCATAGTTAGCTCCTAAAGTCACCAAGCGGCCTACGACCACCAGGCGCTGGCGTGGTAGAGCCTGAGCCAGGCGCAGCAGCTCCAGGAGTCTTGCCGTCTATCGGCAAAACTTTCTTGTTAGCGTCCCAATAGCTTTGGATTTCAAACGCTCTGTTATTCAACCGTTCAAAGCCAGCATAAATCTCATCAAGTAATTTATTTCTTTGATCATTAGTTAAGCTTAAATCTGAAAGCTTACCTAAACTCTTCTTTAGATTTTCTGCATCAAGGTTAGACTGCGATCCAGGCAAACGTGGAATTTGCGTGATCATCCGATTAGACCAGCTTTCAAGCTCACGCTGAGCAGTATTTTTATCAGTGCCTACCGCTTTACCTATAGTTGCTGCAAAAAATCCTTGCAACATTCCACTAGGAGAAGAAGCAACAGTAGTTCTGATTGAATCAACTTCATTCATTGCAGCTAATGCTTGTTCACCTTGCTTAATAGCTGGCGCAATTATTTTGTTATATTCAATTTTCTGCTGGTCAGTCAATTTATTTGCGTCTTGTTCGCGCTTACGGTCACGCTCATCTTTGCGTAGCTCTAACCCTTCTCTTTGTATAGCAAGACTCTGAGCTCTTAGACCTGCATTTAAACCAAGAGTGGCTTTTGTCAATTCTTGAGCTGACTGCCTGTCCATACTGGAAGTCATAACAGTCAACATTTGCTGCGCAAGAGCATTGGCCTTGTCTTCATCTAAACGGCCATCTTTGTACTGCTTAGCTAAGCGTTCAGCCTGGGCTTTAACTGCAGGCATGTTTGCTGGTGCCATCGCTGCAATCGCATCGAATGGTGATCCGTTATCAGATAAACCTTCAATCAATCCAGATTTTCTTAAAAGAGGAATTTTCTCAGCATACTTTGCAATTGTTTCCATTGGATTGGCAGAAACCTTAGCCAAATTCATAACTGCCTGTGGGTTAAACTTAAAGACAGTCCTATCTGGCTGACCATCAACACCAGGTATCGTAGTTTCTTTAAGAATTTCTGAAGCAGCTCTCTGCTCTGCCTTCATTGAAGCATCAGCAATTACACGATCTGCGTACTTTGTGTCGCCAGTTATTTGCGTCAACTGCTTAGCAACCACGGGGTCTATTTTGTAGTTAAACGCACCGGTCTTTTCATCTGTGCTAAAGCTAACAAGTTTCCCAGACAGGTTACGGATAGCGTTTTGTCGGTTAAATTCGTTCTCTTCTTTTTGCTGCTGCAGAGCGCCCTGCTCTAACTCCAAACGCATTCTTGCCAGCTCTTCTTGACGCTTAGCTTCTTGCGCCTGGGCCTGCTGAACATTGCCAGCGGCGTATCCTAAAGACTCACCAAATCCACCTGTTTTAGTAGGCGCAAGCATTCCTTGAGCTATAGCTAACAGCTCAGGATTAAACATCATGTTCTTACGTGACTCAGCCAGGCTTAACAGGTCTTGACGTCGTGCGTTAACGCTTGCACGTTGTTGCTCTAAAGCCTTTTGTGATTTTGTCGGGTCAAAGCCCGACATAATGTCTTCTTGCTGGCCCGAATCTTCTGGTGCTATTTCTGGCATGATTACCTCACTAAGTTGCCGTCTGCATCATAAAAGTTACCCTGGCCGTCATGGTAAGCAGCGTTTGCAGGAATGTTTGCTCCTGCCGAAGGGGCTTCAGAACGAATAGGACCACCCTCAGCATTTTTAGTAACTGTAGTTGTCGACCCTGGGCTCGCAAAGGACCCCAAGGAGGCCAACAAACCGGTGATTTGAGACAGTGGGCTGTTTGTGTAACCAGTGGACCCTGAAGTCTGTTTAGTCTCGCCTGTAGGAATATTCAAGCCTTGCATCAGCTTGGCATAGTTCTGGGCCGCGGTCATTGGATAATCTAATTGTCTTTGGCCCAGCTCCTGCTCTTTCTGACCCAAGCCATACAAGTTGCTTAAACCTGAAGTTGCTGCTGTCTGTTGCTGTGAGCCCAAACCGCCTAAAGTCTGGCCTGCCTGCATTTGACGCTGCAAATCAGCCTGAGCGGCGCTCATAGCATTGCCGTAGCCAGTATTCAAAGCACCGTACTGCTGGCCAATCAAATTAGACTGCAAGTCACGCAGCATGTTGCCAGTAGCGTTGAATTGACGTTGGGAACCGAAGGAGCCCATAGCACCGGCAGCCCCTTGCATGGCAGGTAAAAGGCTTTCGTTAATCTGCCTATTCTGCAACCGGCCCATTTCGTCCACTACGTTTTGTGTGTAGGGGTTCATGTAGTTGCCGACGATCTGATTAGCACCAGTGGTGCCAGCAGCCGTCGCTAAGTCAGCGCCCGTACCCATAGTCCCTAAGCCGGCAAAGGAAGCCTGTGGGGCCATCGACATTGCCTGTTGCTGTAGAGGGGAAAAGCCTGCAACGCCACCCATCTGGACGCCTGCCTGGCCAAGGTTAGCTATGTCCTGCAGGTAATTGGTATAAAACTCAGGGGCAGTTACCTGCGACTGAGCTGTACTGGTAACTGACGGTAGTACGTCGCCTTGGAAAATATCAGCCATTTTTAGCCCCTAACTTTCTTTTGTGCCGCCGCCATGTATGCCAAGGGTGACTTAGCCGCAGGAGGTATCTTGTTAACTGGTGCCGAACGCTTATGCGAACGGATTTCTTCTCTAAATTTGTCTAGTAGGTCTGACCCTGCTTTAGTTGAACCGTTACCCAACTGAGCTACGGTATCAGCATCAAACACGTACTCACCGTCAGCCAGCATTGCTGGTATGTCGTCAGACTGGCCATCGCCTTCGCCAGTTACGCGAGAACCTTGACGGTAGTCATGACGTCCTTGTACGGTAGGAACATGCAAGCCACCTTGTCTAGGCTGGCCACCCTGGGCCATTTGGTTTAACACGTCCTGTGGGTTCACTACTTCGCCAAATGTGTAATAGCTAGGTGACTGTGCTTCGCCACCGTCAGCCATCAAAGGCGTAGCCATACCGCCGTCTTTGTAAACAGGGTAATTCTGAATTCCAGTATTTGGATCAGCCGGCTGGCTATAAGTAGAACCGTAATTACCAAGATAGTTGTAGTTGTTTTGGTTTGCCCAATCACTAATGGCCTTACCTGCGCTAGACAAACCTGGCACTGCTTTCAACAAATTACCAACTCCGCTAATCCCTGACGTTCCTAAATTTTGTAGTGCGTTTATTCCAGATTGAGTTGCACCAGAAGCTGTATAAGAAGCGCTCTCAGGCATGATGTAGCCGAGCGAAGCGCCTAACAAAGCGCCAGTCAATGGGTCAATTGTATTGTTCCCACGGGGAGTAATCGTTGGGTTTAATTGAACATTTCTACCAGTACCTGGGGATGTGACCGATGTAGGCTGAGCAGCCGTGCTCATAAGAGGGCGTGCAGTATACTGAGACAGAGGTGGCTGCTGACCCATTCCCATAGGTACGCCTAAAGCCCTTGCAAGCTCTGGAGTGATGTTTGGCTGAACATCTCTAGCACCATACTCAGCATAAGGCACATAACGGCCAGTAGGAATCTGCGTAGTTCTTGCCGCGATATTCCCCACCTTAGACATGTCCACGCCTTGATTAACACCTCCGGGTGGTTCTATGGATGTCAACAGCTTGCTCATCAGAGCGCCAAGGGTAGCCCCTTTAGCTGTATTGGTTCCCATAAGGCCGGCTAATGAGCCTAGCAAGTCTGTGTTTGAGGTTACTGGGTCTGCCATGTTTTTTCCTTTTTACCTGGAAACTAAACCGCCACGTCGAACCATTTTTGTAGTCGAACGTGCAGCAATTTCTTCTGGTGTCATCATCGTAAACGAAACTGGGTATAAATCACCAATAGGTCGCTTTGCCAATGGTGTAGTTATTGCTGTGTAGCCTGCAGGCAATTGTGATAATGCGCCCGTACCTGTTGACACTTTACCACCACCAAGAGCTGCAGCCAATGCACCTAAAACGCCTGTTATATCTGCGCCAGTGCCAACATTTGTGCCTGCCCCTGTACCGGTTCCAGTACCTGTTCCAGTGCCGGTTCCTGTGCCAATTCCGGAGCCCGAGCCAGCCCCTGTTCCGGTGCCTGTCCCTGTACCTGTTCCGGTGCCTGCGCCAGTTCCGCCAGTACCAATTACCCCAGGAATAGTGCTGGTCCCTGGGCCTGTGCCAGTACCTATTGAAGTTCCATCTTTTTCTCCAGGCAAAGGAAGGGTCCCTGTACCGGGTGAAATAGTCCCAGCATTCCCAGTAGGCAGACTAATGTCTGAAGTGGTTTTAGTTGTGTCAATTCCACCGCTAGGCAATCCACCGCTAGTTGCCGGTTGGCCCTCGCCTACACCACCACCGCCGCCTGGCACATTTTCGACGATTGGAGCTGTCGTGTTTGTTGTAACAGGAGGCGTAGTAACGGGCGTAGTTGTTGGCGTAGTCTGCGTTTTTTCAGCCTGGATTACTTTCTGCGTTATATCGTCTTTAATTTTTTGTTGTACCGCAGGGTCCAAAAGCGTTACAGAAATATCTGGAGGTACATTATTTTTTATGTATGCGTCTTTGGCAAACAAATAAAATTCGTTTGGATTTGTTTTAGCAAAAGTCTGAATCTGTTTTCCAGTGTCCACATCAAAAACAGAAGCGCCAGGACCAAACACTGAAGAATTTGACGAATCAACAGTAGGCGTAGTTCCAAAAGAAAACAGAATATTAGCTGCATCAGATGCTGTTTTTAAATACGGATCATTTACTTCTTGAATATTTCTATAATCATTTACATCCGTACCGGTACTGCCGGTTGTAGTCGTGTTAGAACCTGCTGGAGCTTGCTGTGCATTTGCTGCAGCAGCTTGTGCATTTGTACTGGCACTCACTCCACCTGATGGGATAGGCACTTTACCACTTGAATCTGCTCCAGCGTTAACAACAGCATTTCCAGATTGAACTCTATATTTGTTAGCTATAGCTTCAATTTCATCTAATTCTTTTTGAGAATAGCCGCCTACTGTTAAAACATCTTTTGCAAGAGTTGGGCCATATTGAACACCAGTATAAGCGCTAGGATTTTTTATACTGTCTTCAATTATATTTGCATAAATTAATGCATTCTGTTCATCAATACCACCGTCAATAGCTTTTTCATACGCGATCCGAGCTTCATTGGTCATGGTATTCGGGTCTGTGTTCAACCTGTCCTGCAAAGGGAATTGCTGGGATGCGGTATTGCCTGGAGTTACAGCAAAATCACTTGGTGATGTAACTTGATTATTGTTAGTAGTGGTAGTGGTTGTTTTTCCTACAGCGTCCCCTGCTTTAGCTGCGCCAGAAATAATTGACGGCATCGCGTTTTGCAGAGCTGTAGATACGTCACCACCGTTAATAGTGGCCTGTGTAGCTACGTTTGCCACATTACCTGCAGCACTAGCAGTAGCAGCTATAACTTTAGGGTCAGCAGTTTTTAACGTGTCATAAACTAAGTTCTGCGCCTGTGATCCAGCAAATTGACCTGCAACACTAGTCAACGCATTTTCTAAAGCGTTTGAGTCACCAAGAACAGCCCCAGTAACGCCAATAGTTATGCCGTTGGCCATCATGTCTGCTACTTGCTGTGGCTTCAAATTAGATACTTCAGCAATCTTGTTTATAGCATCCTGGTTAATCCCAACATTTTCAAGAATCTTAGTAGAGTTTCCTGAAACTGCAGGAGCAATAGCACCAGTTATCGCAGCCTGGCCAATATCACCGCCCATCAAACCTGATGTAACAGCATTCTGTACAGCGCCAGCAATCATGCTTACACCAGTAGCACCAATAGTCTGCGCAAGTGTTACTGCAGGCAAGCCCATAGTAAACGCCGTAGGGGCGACAGCAGCGCTAATTTCAATACCACCTATAGCACTGTTTAACATACCACCTAGCTGCGGAGCGAATGCCAGCGATGCCATTTGAATTAAAGGACCAAGCTCTGCAAGCTGCTCTTGCCATCCACCATGATGGACAACATTGGCTTGATATTCGTTTTTTACGATATTCCCACTTTGGTCTACAACAGGCACAAGGTTGCCAGAGCCGTCAGCCTTAAACAAAACAGAAGCATGAGCTGTTGGTTGGTCTGCCCCTACATTACCTCTATCTAAAGCGTTGGATACTAAGTAGTAATCTTTTGATGCTTCGTTGATTGCTTTATATTTTTCAGCGTCTGTTTTTAAACCAGAAATGTCAATGCCTAGTTGCTTAGCAGCATTGTTCATATCCCCTTTGTACCAAACAGCGCCACCCATAGGGTTAGTTACTTTAACCACACCGAATATGTCTGAGCCATGCAATACACCAGAATTGTCAGACTTTACGTTCCAACCAAACTTATCGTAGTTCTCACGGTACTGACCAGCGTTTAAAGCATTACCACCATATTTGTTGAGAAGACTATCAAGAGCCGTTTGGTTAAGAATCGGCAAGCCTGTAGCTGAATCAATATTCGGGAAGTAGGCAACATTTGCACCTTGAAGTGCAAGTGGAGTTGCTTGCTTAGTTGGGTCAATACTTGAAAACAATGGCGCTACTTTATCTTGTAGCTCTTGAATGCCACTGTTTTTAATCTCTGTGTTGAATTGAGAAAGTAAGTTTTTAGCTGCAGTAGCATCTGCAGTGTTTGTAATATCACCAATGTTATCTCTGAAAACTTGTGCGTAATTAGATACGTCAGCCAACTTTGCGTTGTAGTCTTCGAGGTCTGGCTTTAGTTGCCCATATACGTCGTTGTACTTATTCTGAGCAGTTTCAAAAACGCCATTCTGACTATCTACAGCAGACTTTTGTGTATCGAGAACTTTGTTAGCAGTAGCCTCAAGGCCCTTAGCAATATCGTTTGCTTTGGTGTTGTATGTGTCAGCGGCCTTTGCAGATGTCTGCCAATTGTTCCAGGCAGCCTCGTCTGCTTTATTCTCAGCAATATTTCTGTTTGTTTCTGCAGTGTTCAGTGCAGTATTAGCAGCCGCAGCAGCAACCTCTTTAGCTTTGTCTACAGCAGGCTGAGCACTCTCATAAGCTGATTGAGCTGTGTTAACAGCCTTCTCCGCAGTTTCACGTAATGTGTCTCTAGTCCTGTCAACATTTTCTCTGACAGAATTGAATGTATTCTCGGCCGTTTCTCTAGCTTTGTTGGCAGAATATTCTAAAGACTCACGGGTCTTATTGACGTTATTCTCTGCTGTGCTGCGTGTAGTGTCTTGGTTTCTGATCAGCGTATCAGCAGCGTTAGATGCAGCCTCAGCCGCCTTATCACGAGCTGTGTAGGCAGCACTAACAGCACTATCAGCCGCAACCTTTGCAGCCACTGCATTATTCCAGGCTGTACCAGAACGAGCACCAGACCAGTTATCTAATTTGCTTTCAGCATCGCGCAAAGCATTTATCTTCGGCTCAATAGCGTTTACAGCATTTTTATACGTGGAATTCTCTTCAAGATAACGCCCTGAATCTTTCCAGTTACGTAAATCATTAAGTTTTCTATCAGCATCATTAAACGCATTAACATAATTGTTATACGTTGAGTTATCTCTGTAGTACCTACCTGAATCGTAAAAGTCTCGAGCTTCATTTAACTTTTGTTCTGCGCTTTGACGAGCAGATAACAAGTTCTGATACGTCGAGTTTTTATTTAAATAGTCTTCAGAATTTAAATAATTTTTGGCAGTTTCATACTTCTGCTGTGCAGCTGATAAGTTATTAGCTGCTGTCTGATAAGCAGAGTTATTCTGCAGGTACTTACCTGAATCTATGAAGTCTTTAGCTGTGTTGTATGTATTCGCAGCATTCTGATAGCCAGAATCAGACTTTAGCCATTCTCTTGAGCGCCAGTAATTTTCTAAAGAAGTCGCCTTCTCAACTGCTGTTTTATATGTATCGTAAGCAGACTGGTACGTTGGATTGTTTAAATACGTTTTGTTGTTATAGTCATTCTGCAGTGATCCAAGCTTATCTCTAGCTGTATCTAACGCAGCCTTAGCTTTGTCGATGGCTTCTTGTGAAGGTTTTAGACTATTTTGAGCGGTCGTGTACTTAGTATTGGCAGCCTTAACAGCTGCAATAGCTTTCTGAAAATCAGCAAGTTTTGGCAATCCAGAGACTGACACAATTATTCCTTTGGCTGAACAGCACCAACAACAGCTTGAGCCCAGTCCATCCAATTATCGAACGGAATAGTTCCAGGTATGCCCTCGTTGGTAAATACATCAATTGCTTTTAAACCTTCACCCCATGTACGCCAATCAGTATTGGGTCCAGGTATTTCTAACTGTTGAGCTGCATAGAGCTCGCACATTAAAGCAGCCCAACTGTCAAACGTATGACCTCTTGGATCATAAATAAGCGATACGTTATTAGCCATTCGAGTATGGCCTTACGTCGCCCATATCTGCGTTCAACAATAAACGACCAAGCTGGTAATTTCCACCAGACACGTTAGACCTAAATGTCAATCGTAGTTCTCGGCGTTGCTCACGTAAATCTATCTTGCCTGTAGTCGGTGAGAACACATAAGGGCCAGTAGTAACATCATCGCCCTGAGCAAAAGGACGACCGGTAACATACATTTCCATTTCACCTGATTGTATAAAGTCAGGCTCAACGCGCTCTAAATGCGTCCAACGGTTCTCGCCAACCGGATTAGGCTGCGAAGGACCACCGGCAACCCATCCAAGGTCGTTTGTTTGGAAGTAGCTTTCAATAGCGTTTACGCTTACGCCTTGAATAGAATCCGTGCCCAGTTCGTGCTGCCACAAGGATACAAAGTTCATTAGGCTATCAACCAACAAAACAAAGCCACTACCAACAGGCAAACTAGCAGACAGGCTGTCGTTTACTGTGTAGTTAACACCATGCGCTGTAATAGTTACGGTTGTTACTATGCCGCCTGCAACGACTATAGTTGCATAAGCTCCAGTACCAGTACCGCCAGTTAACGCAACGTCCGTATAAGTTCCGTTCGTGTACAGGGTCCCAGCATTGTCAATCGAAACAGTATTAACGCCGCCCTCAGCCTGCAGTTCATATCCTACATTTAATGGATAGTGGAATACCTGGGAGAAGTAACCAGCTGATCTGCGAGCCCCTAGAGCCGTGCCAGAGTCATACCAGGTCTGTTCGCGAATGTTATAAATGATCGCGTCGTTGCACTCTGTAGAGTCGCCAGAAGGGAAGAACCACCAAACCTCACCATAACGTGGAACCTTGGTCACATACACCTTTTGACGCTGAGCATAGTTCAGATTGTCGAAGAAGTAGTTCTGGTTCATGTTGTTTGGTATTTCTTTGACCACGCCGTTGTACATTAGGAACCGGTCAACACCACACCAGTAATAAATACCGTCGTACTCAATTACTGACTGGCTAGATAAGATTGAAGACTGACTAGAAATAATGTCGTACCGCCAGTATAAAGTCGTTGCAGTCGATCCACTAGTCACGGTAGTTGGCGCATAGGACACACGAATCAATGAATCTAATGACCAAAACAGACCAGAGGGCGAGTTAGAACCTCCGCGCACTGGTAAGCCCTGGACAATCTTTGAGCTGGCCACGTTCGTCTCGTTGGCTGTTGGACCAGTCCAGTCAGTAGGGTCCCCGGCAGCGCAGTTTTTAATCAAACCGTTATTACCAAAGACGAACACATACGGGTGGAGGACTACAACACCGCCAGAGACAGAAATAGGGGTAGCCCCATCTACCATCGCTGTCATGGTGGTGCCCGTAATATCGCCAATCAGCACAGGCGTATTAACGGTATTTGCAATGTCTGACAAGTTTTGGCCAGGGTGTGCAACCAGCTGCTCGGCCCCGGCACCTGTGGTGTCGAAGAACGAATCGAACTGCCAAAGGTTATTGACGTTTGCCGTGAAATTGGACAACGCAAAGTCAGATACACCTGAGCCTGTACCGTTGTTCGTAATAGGAATGACCTGCAGGCCGTCAGAATAGCCGTTGTAGACGTAATTGAAGTTTGGTTGAGGGTTGAGGTACAGCCCACGCGATGGGCCTGCCAAACGGTCTGTAATTTGCCTGTATCCACCAATTTTACGTGGGCGGCCGCGCTGGAATCTTACCCAACGCCCGTCCGTATAAAAGTTCATGTCAAAGACAGTACCGTCCCGCTGAATGCCAGGCTGGGTGTCAAGGGCAAATACCTTTTTGGTCATGAGAAGACGCCCCCGGATACACCGGTAGTAAACGTCCCGCTTGTACCACTCACCGCACCGCTAAAGGTACCAGAGCCTGTTATAGACAGGCCACTGGCCGTCAGGTTAAGCCTCTGCGTGCCCAGTATAGAAATATTGAGCTGGCCAGTACCAGGCCGGTAGATACCCGTATTAGTCTCGGCCGCGAAGTTCAAACCCGGCAAGGTAGCTGTACCGCTGACAATACTAATGTTACTAGCGCCAACCTGAACAGTGTTTGCATTCAGGAAGTTAGTACCGTCGCAAATCAAGGTAACCTGAGCACCAGGCGGGACCGTAGCGTTAAAACCACCAACCACGCCGGTTGAAACCGTCAAGGTATAACCGTTGTCTGTAGTCTGGTTACTGATAATGTACAAGTTGACTGCAGGCGGGTAGTAAGCAATGACGTTGCCAGACAGGTTGCCTACGTACTCTTGGATCGTATTAGCCGCTTCACTAGGTGTTATGTTGTAGCTGCCAGTAGTAACGGGCTTAACTAACGAAGTAAAAACAAAGTTAGAGCTCTGGCCATAGCCAACAGTCACCCACTCTGATCCAGTACAGACAATAAACGCCGACTCGTTAGGGGCAAATATTTTTGTCAGCCCCAGGTCAATAGTTTGTGACCCGTAGCAGTCAAGGGTCAAAGAGCCCGTGCCGTTATTTTTAAGCAAGAAAAAGTAATTGTCGCCGACGTCAGCCACAGCAGGCAGATACACGGTCCCGGTACCACCTACCCAAACCTTTGTTTGAGCCCGGTCAGTGCTTAGGAACGTATAGCCGGTGGAGAACGTGGTTGCCGGGTGGCTTTGGTTTAGCGTTGTTGAAGAAGCCAGTAAACCAAGCCCAGCAAGAGCAGAAGCGTCAGCAGAACTGGTGCCAGCACCAAAGTCGATAACACCCCAAGTACCAGCTGCGGTGCTGTTTGTGGTGATGTAAACGTACTGCGCCTTATTGGCTGCAACTGTGACAATTGTGCCTCCTGCACTGTCTTTTACGGTAAACGGCGTGCCCGTCATGTTCCGTATAAGAGAATCTGTACCAACAGAAACCTGGTTAGCCGCCGGCATAATCAGCGACAGGCCGGTTGTGGACGGCGTCACTTGCATAATACGCGCAACGTAGTCGCCTGACGCGTTGCCGTTAATGGGCCAGGATAAAGTTGTATCTGCCGTCAGACTAATAGCACGGAAGCTAACGTCTGTTGGCTGTACAACGTCGCCGGTAAAAGGGGAAACGTAAGAAGTCATAATTAGCTATCCATCGCAACGGCCTGACGATCACCCATACGCTGGAGGTCTTCAGTTTTGAGTGTCTGAATAATTTGCTGATACTGCGCCTGCCACATAGGTATGCGTTCATCGTTCTTTAGGAACGGCATAGCCTGCAGCAAAGAGCCGTACAGCAGCGCTTGAGGTGCGTACTCAGTAAACCAGTTAGTTTGATTCGTGTCATCCAGGGGCTGCAGGCGCTGGTAATACAGGATTTCAAAGGTATAAGCAGCCGCAGGCGTAGGAGCCACTAGCCAGTGCGTATAGTCGTAGTCTGCATAGTAGGCAGGAGTGCCGGTAGCAGTTGCATCAGGCCAATATTCACGCAAATATTCGTATTTACGCAGAAAAACAGGCTGCCTTTCACCGGCAACCACCACATTCATTGAAACAGTCTTATGCCAACGGGCTGGCTTAGGGATTATCGCCTCGCCAACGACCATAGTGCTGTTGTTTACAGTCAAGTTTCCAAGGAATTTGATCTCACTGGCAATGACCTGCTCAGCCAGCATGATAAAAGTAGGGATTTTGGCGAGAGTTTGGGCGTCTGAGCGCTCCAAGTAGCTGGCTATATCATCCACCAAAGACGTATATGTCATTGAAGCTGCCATTACCAATTACCTTTCTTTGCCTTAGCGCCATGCATATTGGCCACTAATGATGGGTATGCTGTACCTGTCCGTTTGGCAAAGCTTTTTGCAGCTTTCTTTTGGTTCGGACTGAGTTTCTCAGGTTTGCCTAAATCCTTTGGGCGAGGTTTGTTCCACACAGC